CCATAATTCCTTGAACAGATGCATCAGGAGCGGAAGGGTCTGCCACAATGTCTGCAGCAGTGGCGAGCATAAAGTCGTCACGTACATATTTAACACCGTTTTTCTCTTCTAGAGAACCCATGCCTCTAGAGGAGACTCCTAGTTTAACTCCTTCGCCAAGTAAAGACTTTGCAATCTTACCCATGGGAGTATCTAGGATACGTGCCTTGCCCATAAAGTTTGTTCCCTCTGCTTTGAGTGAAACAATCTTGTGGGAAACACGGTCAAGGTTGATGGATGGACCATCAGGATGACCAAGTTCACCAAGAGCACGACCAGTATTCACATAAGACTCATTATATTTTTGAACTTCATTATTTAAAACATCGAAAGGATAAATTCTTCCGTTGCGGTTTTGTGTTTCCGATTGGAGGAATACACCCTCAATGTAGAGGTTTTTCTTGCCGTCTTTTTCTTCGACAAGAATCTCTACGTCTTCAATATTTTCCGTAATTAATTTCATTGTTCTTCTGGGTCGTCCGTTGGTTCATCGAAGTATGTATCTGCGACAACCTTTTTGTAAACATCTAATGCCTCTGCAGCTTTAGCGTTTAGGATGTCCTCAATCTTTTCAAGAGCATCCGCTCTTTTAGAATCGTGGAGTAGATCCACAATTCCACGGAGTTCATTAGTATTGGATTCCATAATGATTCAGTTTATTTACTATTTATTGGTTTGAGGTTTTGCAGCCTGCAATTTCGCCTGACGTTCCGCATCTGCTTCGGCAGCGGCGGCATCCAGTTCAGGTTGCATTGCATCATTCTGCTTAACCATCATGTCCGCAGTGTTGACATCAACAGGGTTCAATGCTAAACCACTGTCGATATCCTTCTTCATCTGCTTACCAATCTCCTTAAATTCTTTCTCAGTTTGCATGAGAATTTCTTTACGGACATATTCAGATGAGAAGTATTTGCCGACGAAAGGATCCATCTCTGTTACTACAGCAAGACGCTCTCTCATCATCTCAATCTTTTTCAGTTCATTGAAATGATTGTCGAACAGGAAGTCATATTGGATATGCTCTTCCATGTCCTCCCAATCCTCAGGAGTGATTACTCCCTTGAGGATGAGTTGGGTTTTGAGAATGTCGTGGAATAACTCGGCAAATCTTTTACGAAGTCTTCCGATGAACTTACTAAACTTGAGTTCGTCACGGAGGACTTCAGTGGTTTTACCAAGGTTAAATCCTTTGTTATCGTCGGTAAGTCTAGAAGGAGGAAGATTGAGAGAGTTGTATAACTTCTTCTTAAAATACTCAACGTCTTTAAGTTCGCCAAGATTCTGTCCGCCAGGTAGAGTAGAAATCTCAGTTCCACGTCCACCCTCTCTACGAGGTAACCAGAAATCCTCTAGCATACTCATATGCTTTTTGTCGTCACGGATCTCACCAGTGCTGGCATCGTAAACAAGTTTGTTACGATAACGTGCCATCACATCACGGAGATATTGTTCCGCTTTGACTTTAGGTAGATTGCCGACATCGATGTAGAAAATTCTACGCTCGGGAGCACGGGACAACCTGTAGATAACAAGAGAGTCTTCAATCATTCTCAGTTGATTGAGAGACTTGATCGCCTTATGTAAAAAACTTAGGGTGATCTTTTTGTTAAGATCTTGCAGTCCAGAACTACACGTTGCGATTGCGTCTGCTGCGATTTTAATTCCGTTGGAATTGCTAAAATCAGAAGCGGAGTTAGAAGGAAGACTGCCACCAAAACCCTTGGGGTTGTAGATGTAGTAGTCAATGTAATCACCCCAGTCATACTGGAGTGCGGTTCCTCTCTCCTCTTGCTGCTTATTCTTATCTTTTAACTGCTGTCTAACTTTACGAATTTTTAGGGAATCGATATACCTCAGTTCCAAGATACCCTTTTTGGGGTTGTCAAGGTCGATAACTTTATGGTAGAATATTCTACCGTCTACGTACCAATTACGAATGATCTCATGCGCTTTCTTGTCGAAGCGCATCATCTTTTTAATGTGATCAAACTCTTCTCTAATCTTGTTCTTGATGTTGTTACCAATGTCAAGATTAGAAAGTTCAATCTCAACAGGACTATCGTCAGCATCACTGACCACAAATTCGTTGACAATTTCGTCAACAGCAGAGTCACACTCTGGATGCAGAGACATGTCTCTGTAACGTTTGATTAAATCAAACTCATTTTTGTGTACCCCCTCAACATCAACATAGGTGCCAAAATAACCGCCAGCGGCTATAGTGGCACCATCGTCTTGGTTAGGAGGAACAGGGGATTGCCCCCTGTTCGACCCATCCTTATTGATTAAGAACCCAAAGAGTTGACTCATGATGAGAAGTTAAATAGTCTGTTAATGTACTATTTATCAGTTCACGTCTTGGTTAATCTGGGGGTTAGAGCGGACGCTGTTAGCGTCTTCTGTTGTCCAGTAAGAATACTGGAATTCAACAGAGAACTCTTCTACCTGATCATTGCTATCATAAGCAAGGTCAATCTGGGAAACATTGGTTGGGAATGCATACCAGAGTTTGTAGGTTCTGATGTAAGCAGAGCTGGTAGGTTCTGCACCTTTCTCTAGTTGATGAACTAGGAGATCTGCAGTGTAACCTTCACTGTTGTTAGGAGTGAGAAGATCTGCTGTGTTACCAGCATTACCATTGATGTACTCCATCCATTGCTCCATAAGAGCACGGGTCTTCATGTCCTTATCAACAATGAATGTTGGGCTCCAGGTATCGAAGGTTCTGTCACCTGCGATCTTGACTGTTCTGCCACGGAAAGGAACTTCGATAACACCGATGTTAGAAGCAGGAAGAGCAGCAGACTTGCAGAGCAAGTTCATGGTCTCCTGATCACCATCTTGTAACGAAAGTTGCTGTGGGAAAAATAGTTCCACTTGGAACATATTGGGCTTGACGCCCTGTCCAACCTTCTCAATGAAGTTTGAAATTTTACTAGTTAGTGCCATTTACTTTATCCTCGTGTTGTGTTTATTCTAGAAAGAAATTATCGTCCGACAACTTCGCTGAATGAAACACCAGTCTTGGTTGCGGTGAACGTAATGGTAATGAAGTTAACCGAGCGTGTTGGTTTGATATACAGTTCAGCAACAAACTCATTTCTATCAATAACGTCAGGAGTGTTATTGGTTTCGTCACATACAACTAGGAAGTCAGTGACGCCTCTACGTGCCTGGACTTCGGTCAGGTAGGAAGTCATTGCGGAAGCAAAACCAGATCTTGTGATCTCATCGTTGAGTTCAAAGAGCACCTGTTGACCAAGACCTTTCGCTCTCTTCTCGACATTGAGGAAGAGACGACGGACGTTGATTCTGTCGAATGCAGAAGGAGATGCGAGAGCAGTCTTGTCACCGAATAGGGTGATGCCCTGACCAGGGAATGCAACGATTGGGTTGATTCTGTTCTGATACAGTTCGTCTCTGTCTGCCTTGTTAGGATTGTATGCAAGTTTGACTGCATTACGGAGGGATCCTCTGTTGACACCAGCAGGGGAAATCCAGTCGTCTACAGTAGCGGAAGTGTTAACGCAGAGACCAGCAATGTCGCCATTACAAGGAATCCAACGATACTTGTCGCTGAAACGATCATAAGCATACTTGATACCGCTATCAAATACAGCGTACGAGGTGGAGGTTAGATCGCTGAAGAATGCTACGGTGTTGTCTCTCTGTGTAGCAGCATTTAGAGCACCAGTAGTTCCGATCTGATTGCCAACGTGTGGGGAAACGAATGCGATGCAATCCTTTCTTGCAGCAGCGATGGCAATAACTTTTTGTGCCTTAGTCTTGGTGTCGGTCTCGCTAGCGAGAGAACCGCCCATCAGGATGAAGTCGATAGTTGCCTCTTCGGTGTCACCGAACAGATCGAATGCATCACTGATTTCAGAAGTGGTGTAATCGTAGTCATCAGTACCACCAGTGAGGTCATCAGTGTGAAGACCAACGATACCGAACATACCACCAGTTTCTGTGGAAGCATCACCAAGTGCTCTAGCATAAGGAACGTCAACAGGAACGTGAGCACCATTGAAGATGTATGCAGACTCTTCGTTGATTACATCCTTGTAGTAAGACTTGGAACCTTGAGCACCAACACCATCAGACAATTTAGAAAGATAAGTTAGTCTTTCTAGGATAGTGTTCGTAGTCTTGTCGATAACTGCTACATGCAGTTCATCCCAAGAATGTCCTCTGCCAGCAGCAAATTCCGAAGTGCCAGGACGTGGACCAATTGCAGAAAGTTTGATACCAGTGGAACCAATTTCTGCATTTAGATACCAGTTTACTGCGGAAGTGACGGTCATGTCAGCACCACCAGCACCAGCACCAGCAAGAGTATCACCAGCAGCGATTAAGGTGCTTGGGTCATCTAGGACAACCGAAACAACGCTAGCAGCTCTAGCATAAACTTTACC